GTACGCCGTCTTGGCGTGCTCGAGCAGCGAGGAGCCGGTGAAGAACTTCGAGGCGGCATTGGCCGTTCCCAGGCCGGTGATAGCCCCGGCCAGGCCGAGGGCGGGGACTCCCCCGGTCATGTTGCCGAACGGGTTCGGCGTGGGCAGTGAGGCATAAGGCACCTCAGGGGGCTCGAACTGAAACAGAGCCGGCCCTTGAGCCTGGGGGATCTGCAGCTGATCGCCTAGCCAGTAGTTGTAAGCCGTAGGCTCTCCGAATAGTCCAGGTGGGATTTGAACTCGCATGTCTCACCCAATCAAAATTACTTTGAACGTCTTGTCGACGTCCGCGTCGTTGGCGTGGTTCAGCACCAGGGATCCGTTGACAACGGTTGTCTGGTCGACCCACGGCATATCAATCGCTGCCGCGTTGGCTGACGTCGGGACACAGATGGGAACTGAGGTCGAGCTGATCCGCCCATCCGTCACTGTCGTCGTCGCCGCGTTGGCGGTGAGAGTGACGTCCAAGACGTTGTTGAGCCGACCCAACGCCAGCATGCGAATGAACCTCGCCGCCTGGATATTGAGGATCTCCCACGACGGGTACTTCTCCGCCAGCGTTGGGTACTCAGTAGCCATCGACGTCTCCGCGTCAGCAGTTCTTTGTCGTCTTGCCCTTCGGCGCGGACTTCACCGGAGGACGCTTCCAGCCGCCGGGTTGTCTGTCTACGCCATTGAGTACCTTCCTCGGAACTCCACTCTTTCGCATCGGACTTTTCATCAGTCTAACCTTTCTGTCTGTGGTTTCTCCTCAAGGTGTCAGTGTACCGGCCCCATACCTACCCGTTCCCCATCCTCCCAGGCCTCACCGGCGGCGAGCATGCAAGAGGTACCGTTAGGGTGTGTGATGATAATTGTCCAGGAACCGTTTTCCGAGGTCAGTACCTCGATCACCCAGCCGGAGGGGGTCACGCCCATGGCGGTGGGAGCCTCGTCGTGGTTCTTGCTCAGGTGTGCCAGGAAGTTGTCGCGTTCGCCACATATCATCTGGGAGCTGGCCTCGCCGATGAAAATAAGCATCACCAGGAAGATCACGGCGGCGATGATAGCGGCGATCCATTTTCTCAGCATCAGTACAGCCCCTCTTCTGAGCCCGCGCCGGCAAGCACGGCAGCGCCTGCTAACCCGTATATGGGGATCCTGCTTTTGATGAACCCCTCAACGACAACGTCTTTCGGCGATAGGCCCGTGATGCGCGATGTCCGTTCAATCGCCTCGTTGACTTCCTGGATCATAGGTTTGGATCCGGGGTAGCGCTTCGGGTCTTTGAGATACTTGGCCCCTGCCCAGGCAACGTCCTGGAAGTCTCGAGGAGCGACGCCATACCCAGCAGCCACCTCTCCAACCACCTCTTCGTAAGGACCGTATGAAGGGGGGTTCCTGAGCCCAGGTTGAAACAGACCGGACACCTGTTCATCGATAGTCGCCGGGTTTTTGTCGCCTAGAAAATTAGCCATGAAGTTGTGTCGCTTTGGGTGCGCGCCAGGATCGATATCACCAGCAGCCGCCATCTTGCGATGCATGTCCAGGTTACCCGTGGCAAACCGCCCACCTATGGGATACGGCATCTCATGCGACGCTGACGGGTATGGTAGCCCGTGCGCCTGAAGGTAGTTGCCATACATCGCCATACGAAGGTTGCCCTTGGGGTCCGCGCCCCCCGTCGTTGCCGCCATCGGCAGAGCGAACTTCTGCTTGAACGCCTGTCGACCAGCTTCCTCGCCTAGCTCTTCAATAAAGGCGTCTTCGAGCTGCCTCATGAAGTACCACTGATCGGCGTCTTCGATTTTGAGCCCCTGCTCATACGCCTCAGCTAGCCGCTGGCGCGCTTCCGGCGTCCCGGCCATCGCACGATACTTCTTTTTTGTGATCTCCTTTTTTGGCGACGCTGCTTCAAGCGTCGATGCTCCGCCAAGCTTGTACCCAGAAGGATCCACATCAGCTCGCTCGGCGACGTCAAAGAACGGCTCATAGTCTCCGGCGTCGATATCGCGCTGAGCTGCTGTGATCTGTTTTGCGACGTCTTTAGCCTCTTGAGACTGAGCCTTACCGAGATATTCTCGACCCGTGCCCTTATCCACCTTAGTCACCGGAGGCGCCACCTCGGGGTACTGCATCAGCGGAGGCTGCTGCGGCTCCGGTAGGGGGCCGCCCCTCTTTAGGGCGGAACTGACCTTACCTGCCCGCCCTAAGACCTTCAGGGCGGCCCCAGGAGCCGCCAGGGGCGGCAAAGCGGCTGCTCCCAGTAGGAGGCCCTCTCCTGCCGCCTCTATGCCTCCCAGGAGCCCGTAGGCGGCCGGAGGAACGGCGCCATAGTAGTCACCCGCCTGGAACAGATCCCACGCCTTGCCGAAGCTCTGAGCCGTCTCAGGCAGCTCGGCGATGCCGGCCCCCGGCAAGAAGCCGGCGGCGGTCATCAAACCCATCTTGCCGGCCTCCTCGGGGCTGATCCCAAGACGATACGGGTGAGCCCGCGCTCGAGCCGTGCTGCGCTGCATCAGGTCGGCCATCAAACCGGCCCTTCCGGGATGGCGCTGTAGTGGATCCCCTGCGCGTGGGTCCAGGTACCGCCCGCGGCGACGTTGACCTGAGCCCGGAAGTACCGGGCGACCTGATCGTTGAAGTGGGCGTGCTTATCGAAGTCGACGGCGTTCGGGCCGATCAGCGTCGGCGTGTCGCCGGGGCCTTCCCTGTGCTTCAATCCAACCGTGATCGTACCGCCGTCGACCTGGGGCAGGATCCCCTCGACGCGGCTCATGCCTGGGCCGCCCAGCTCGGAGGTCTCGATCATGGCGGCAAGGTTGCTGCCAGTGAAGTGAGCCCACTTGAAATCAGTATCGAAGGCGGAGAGGTTCTGCAGGCCGCCTTTCCAGACGTCGCTGTCCAGACTGGCCGAGAGGGTATCCAGGCTCGTCGTGACGTTGTCGAGGACCTCCATCGTGTAACTCTCGGTCAGGCCCCGGACGAGGATCTCCAGGTCAACCTCGGCGTATGCCCAGCGGTCAACCGACCAGTTGTACATGATGACGCGGTCGGGGACGCCCAGCGTACTGGCCGTTGACGGAAAGGCCCAGTAGACAACCTTGTTGACCGTATCTGCGGCGCCGAAGACCCGGTCGTAGAAGTTGGTGTTCAGCTCGTTGTTGAACCACTCGTCGACCCGGTCGTTGCCCACCGGATCGCTGGCAATACCGTTGAAGCGATAGAAGCCATCCTCGCTGAGATAGAAGGCGAGGTGACCGACGTGGACGACGCTGTAGCTGGCGATGGTCCCCCTCAGGCCCTCGATGGCGTAAACGCCAAAGACAACCGGCGGACCCTCGTACTGGACCCGGTGGATTGCCGTGTCGGAAATCACCGCCCCGTCGATGCCGGCGAAGCCCTTGCCCAGGATGGCGCGGATCCGCCCGCCCTCGTGGAGGTCTTGCTGGTCGCTCTGCTTGTTCGCCGCGTCCGTGGATCCGATAGTCGGCCAGTCCGTCGGGTCGTGCCTGGAAGGCCACCACAGCCGGTTTGAGACGCTCTCGTCGGTGCTGTCCCAGGTGTCACCTACGATGATGTGGTCTCGCACGACGCCAATCACCTTGGCGCGCGGAGCGTCGCTGGCGTTGAGATCCGAGAAGGCGCTATCGGTGCCCAGGAGGAAAGTCTGGATAGGCGTGCTGTGCCCGGCGACGGCGATGACACGATTGCGGTCGTGGTCGAACATCCACTGCTCGGTGGCGGCGACGTTGTATGCCGCCGCGCTCTTCGAGACGTTATCGAAGACCGACGTCGTGACGTTGAACTTGAACAGGTCGTTGCCGTCTCCAACGAAGGTGTAGACGACGCCGTCACTATCCTTGAGCGCCACCGCGCCCTGGGGCCGATTTGACAAGGCTGTCGCCACCGCGCCCAAGGCCTTGAAGGGACCGTAGGATCCGGCGGTCCTGGGGATACAGTTCTTGACGATAGTCGCGCCAGGGTTTCCGTAGACCCCCTGGTCAGGCAACCACTGTCCGAACGGCTGGTACGGCATCAGTACCCCCGCTCGATGTTGAAGCGCCGGGCGCGCCGGACCAGGGAGTGGTCGACGCGAGCCTGATTGCGGCGGCGCGTTCTGGCGGCGGCATGGTTCAAGTCACTGATCGTCTGCGCCAGGAACTTCTTCCACTCCTCGCCGCGAGCGTGCGTCCCCGTCTTGGAGATCGACGCAGCCAAGGCGGCGTAGAGGTAGACGTCAGGTTCGTTGGTTAGCAGCGTGTTGGTGTCGTCGGCGGCGATGTCCCATCCCTTCCAGTAACGCATGGTCAGCGTCCTGGCCGCATCCTGCGGGGAGGAGAACTCGATCTGATCAGTGATGGAGTAGTGCTCGGGTCGCGTC